ATAAATTTTAGTTTTTCCTTGGATTTTTACTTTATAATAACTATTTTCGTTGTTTGTGTTTGGCATAATGATGTATATTTATTTTTTCTTTTTATTAGCACCTTTTTGAGAAGACTTAGATCCTTCTTTTTTAGGTTTTTTAATTTCTTTTTTATGAGCGTTGTTTCCTTTTGCCATAATTTTTTATAGTTAATTTGTTTTAAATTCCCCTGTACCGGATTTGGACCGATACAGGGGATTGTTTTAATTTATTCTAATTTCTTAGAAGCTTCCACCATCAATAACTGATACTAAAGTATCTACGTAATTTTTGGTTGCAGCTGAAGTACTTTGAGTTGGTTCAGCGACTGTGATTTCTCCAGAAACAGTCATGTTACCAGATCCATCTGTTGTGATTGAACCACTGTCAAAAGTGGACGATCCAGCAACGTACAATTGACCAGTAGAATCAATAGCGTCAGCTGTTAAACCTCCACTAACAATTAAACCACCGTTGAGCGAAACTTCATCGGATTCAACTTTCTGGACGAAGTCAGCATCAACTGTTGCAGAGAGACTGGAGATCTGAGTGTCAATCTTGGAATCAAGTGTTGCAGAAACAGAAGCTACAGTAGACTCAAGAGTCGCAACTTCGCTGTCAATTTTAGCATCAAGTGTTGCTGAAACTGAAGCGAGTTCGGTTGTAGCGGCATTTGACAAAGCTGTAATTGCACCATTTAAATCACTATCAGCAGCTTGGAATGCGCTTACAATTTCAGTAAGTGAATCAAGGGCAGTAGGGTCAACATTGCTAAGAATGTTGTTGATTTGACCTTGGAGATTACCTGAAACAGAAGCTACGGTTGAGTTGAGAGTGCTTACTTCGGAAGAAATAGAAGCTTCAAGTGTAGCAACTTCAGAGTCAATTTTGCTATCAAGAGTAGCAGAAACGGACTGTACAGTTGAGTTCAATGTTGAAACTTCAGATGCAATTGAGTTTTCAAGCGTAGTAACTTCGGCATCAACAGATGCTGAAAGACTGGAAACTTGACCGTCAACATAGCTCTTGGTTGTAGCAGCATTAGAAGCAACAGGCTCGGCAACGAAGACTTGACCAGTAGCGGAAATGCTTCCAGCAACGGTTAATGCTTCATTTGGAGTTTCTGTGTTAACACCGACAACACCTGATCCAACATACAATGATGTCGAACCACCACCAGCTGAGATTTCTAATCCACCAGAAGCAGTAACAGTACCAGTAACATCGAGATTACCAGAGATTGTTCCACCAGTGAGATTTAAGAAGTTAGTATCAACATAGCTATTGAGATTGCTAATTGATGTTTCAAGATCAGCAACTTCTGAGTCAACCGATGAACTAAGAGAAGCAATGGTTGAGTTAAGAGTGTTTACTTCTGAAGAAATCGAAGCCTCAAGTGTAGCAACTTCTGAATCAATTTTTGAGTCAAGAGTAGCTGAAACTGAAGCAAGACTTGTACTAGCAGCATTTGAAAGATTTGAAATAGTATTATTCAAATCACTATCAGCGGCTTGAAAAGCATTTACAATTTCTGTAAGTGAATCAAGGGCAGCAGGATCGACATTACTGAGAACATTGTTAATTTGTCCTTGAAGACCGCTAACTTGAGCGTCAACGGTTGATGACAAACTAGCAACTTGGCTATCGATTTTTGAATCGAGAACGCCTTCAGCAGCAGTAGCGCGACTAATTTCAGCATCGAGAGCAGTTGTTAAATCAGCAGAAACTGAAGCAACTGTTGAATTTAAAGTCGAAACTTCTGAAGCAATTGAGCTTTCAAGAGTTGAAACTTCTGAGTCAATTTTAGAATCAAGAGTTGAAGAAACAGACTGAACTGTAGAAGTTAAGGCTGAATCAGCAGCTTCACGGGCAGCTTGTTCAGTCGAGACATCACCTTTGAGTTCAGCAGATAGAGAAGCTAATGCAGAAGTATTATCTGAATTTAAGCTTTCTAATTCTGATTGCAAAGTTGATGAAACGGAAGCAATTGTCGAATTGACGTTACCAAGTGTAGTAACGAGATTCGAGGCAAAGTTTTCGTCATCGCCTAAAGCAGCAGCTAATTCATTAAGAGTATTAAGAGCCTCTGGAGCCATGTCGATAACCGCAGCAATTTGCGAATCGATTTTGGAATCAAGAGTACTTGATACTGATTGGATTGTTGTGTTTAATGTAGAAACTTCATTAGAGACACGCAAATCAAGAGTTTGAATTTGTGAACTGAGATCAGCTGAAATTGAACCAACGAGAGTGTTGGTAGCAAATTCACCAGAACCACCGATAGGTATTACACCATTTTCTGAGCCATAGTATAATACTGAGTTTACTTCGTTAAATGCAAGTTCACCACCAGAGAGAGATGCAGGAGCAGTAGCTTCACCGGAGGTACGACGTTTAATGAGGATTGTGTTTATTGTTGACATAGGTTTTTGTTATATAAAATGCAGCAAAGCTGCATTATTACTTACTCTGCGGGCAATACGAGTTAATAAAAAAATTAAAAAAACCCACCATCAACAATTGGATCATTATAAATTTCTGTTGTATTTTGCCAGTTTGCGGAAAATTGTTGTTGAATCGTATTCATCTCTTCAAAAGTTTCTTGCCAATTTCCTGTTAAAGACTGTATAAAGTTGACTTCATTTACTTCTTCTATGTTTAAATATGCTGCTGAATTTGATATAATATTGTTAGATGCTAATTCAAATTTCTGCAAATTTGAACTTAAATTGTTTATATAAGAATTTATTAAGTGAAATGTTGGTAACGCATCATTAACAATAACATTTATATTATTCGTTGGTTGTTCTTCTATTATTATAGTAGTTTTTCGGCAATTAGTTTGCATAGTAGTATTTATACTTTTATGTTGTAGGTTCTGCTTCTGGTTCTTCTGTATTTTCTTCTGGTGGATTTGGTTGTTCTGGTGTTTGTGCTACCTCTGCTGAAACTTCGCCAGTATTTCCAAATTCTGGTATAGTTTCACCGCCCAATGCAGAACCACCAGCACCTCCACCTCCCCCACCTGCGGTTGCATCAGCTTCAGCAGTTGCTTGACTTGTAGCATCTTGTATTTCTCTCCAGTTCGGACCCATACTAGCAATTTGATCTAATTCCCATTTTAAAGCGGCATCTTTTCTTAACCATTCCATGTTTTCGCTAATTTTTGCATCATTTAAATTTAAATAGTGTCGCATTGCAAATGTTTTAGAAATTTGTTCTTGAGTAGCCATTGATTCAAAATTTTTAATTTTGATTTCTAGATTTTGATTTTGTCTTAATGCAAAATAACTACTCGGTTCTACGAATTTTAAATCAAAATAAGACTCATTTAATTTATATTCTTTCCACCATCCTCTTATTTTCAAATGAGTTACAAAAGCATCTTTTAATCCTTTTGCAAACTGACTTTGCATACGCAATATCATTTTTGCAAATTTTAATTCATCTCTTAGTATTTCTGCACCATCTTTATAAGAATCTTCTGGATTTAAACGTGTAGAAGGAACTCCTAATGCATTATACAATTTTGTAACAAAATATAATAAATCCTTTAATTCACCCAAATTTTGTCCACCTTGTAATAATTGAACATCCGAACCAGTTTCTCCGGTTCTTTTGGCAAACCAAAAAGAATCAAGCATTGATTGTGGATCGTATATATTCCCAGCACTTCCTCCATTTTGAGGATCATATGTTTTTTTAGCCCAATATGACTGCATTAATTGTTTTAAATACGATTCTGCCTTTGCTGGTGGCATATTTCCAACATCAATAGTAAATTTAAGTCTTTCTGGAGCGCGAACCAAACGATATATAACAATAGCATCTTCTATCAAAGACAGTTGTTTATATGCTCGTCTACCTCTTTCGACGTGAGGAATTCGCATAGTCATGTCCTCGTTCCACATTCCAGAATTTATGTATGTAATTTGATTTCCCTCAAATGTTATTAATTGATGCTGTAAAGAATTGGCTGGATTTGGGTTTGAGTTTGGCAGATTGAACTGATTTTGTTGAGGATCTGCCATGTTAATTGGCTTTTGAAATATAAAATTCTGAATTACATTATTTTGTATATTATCATAAATCGGATTAATCAACTCACCTGGTACGTTTAACACACCTATAATTCCCAAATCTTTATTTTTATCATGTATTATATTTTCGAAAAATATTTCTCCTTCAGTTAACAATTGTCTACAATAACCCCATCCTTTATGTTCCAAGTCAAAAAGATTTATAAATTTAGAAAATTCTTTTTCTATTTCGGCTTTTTCTTGATTTTCTATTTTAGAAAACATTGAAAAGTTTAAACTAACAACTCTCCCATATTCATCTTTATTTATAAATTCATCACATATCTCGTCCAAACAATCCGCAACTTCAGAAAATGCTGCCATTCTTCTATATTCTGACAATCTTCTAATTTTATCAGAATCAATATGTGCATATATAAAATTATGATAACCTTTATCGGTAGCCATCATATTCGGATTATAGTAATCTGAAGAATTCTGGTTCATGAAAGGACCAGTGATTACAGACTGTTGCATTACTCTTAATTCACGCTTTTTAGATAATCTGTCAAAAATTTCATACTTCGGATTTGTATCATCCACATCTAATGTTTGTTGAACATATGGTAATTTAGATAAAATAGAAGATATAAATCCTCTCCCGTTATCAGGTTGTCTATTTGCTTGTGGTACGATATCAGCCATAGTTATAATTAGTCAACTGTTTCTTAAAAACTACTACTAACATAAATACCACTCATTCCACATGTGGTACATTCAACGCCAACGGAATCAGGGTATGAACTAACAGGAGGCAATTTTCTATCTATTGTCATGACACCGTAACCAGCCTCGTTTTCCACAATAATATCAATATATCCTTCTTCTGTTGGATATTCAGGTAATGTAAAATCTAAATAATTTTCATTCAATAAATTAAATTCTGGCACAACTATTCCTTTGAATGGTGGGTATTTGTCTTTTAAATTATCAATACCAGAAAATGGATTGTAAAAAGAAGAATATGAAAACATTGATTCGTTCGAAGCACTTAAATATATATTTCTAACATCGAAAAAAGATTTACCATAAACATTAATCTTGAATGGTTCACTTGCAGTAAACTCATTTTTTACCAACATTATACAAGGCTGTGTTTTGTTAGGCTGTGGTCTAGCAGAAATAGTAACAGTTTCAGTATAAAGTTCATCAATATCTTTCAGTAATTGTTCATTACTTTCTATAGCAGAAAAATCAGCGTTTATTACATATATTTTTTTATAAATATCGTCTATTTTTTTAAACAACCAACCTTTTATAGTGAAAGATGTATCTGCTGTTATTCTGAATGCTTGAGTTGGTCCCGCATCATTTGGATATTGTAATGATATATTACCATTCCACAAAACTTCACTTCTTATTTCGTAAGGAACAAGTGAGTTTTCTAATGTTGGCGTTTTCCAAGATATTATAATATACGGATCACAATATGGTGCAAAATTTGATATAAGTTGATCCATATCATTTTGATATTTTGTTATCAATGTCATATTGACAACAATATTGATTGGTATTGGTTGTGGTATATTTTTTACAAAATCGGATGGTGTTGTTGTTGTATTATACGGAATAACAAAACCATCGTTCTTATTGGCAACTCTGTTTTGATCTCTAGATATGCCACCAATGCTTACTGCAATTGCAGGTACTGTTATTCCACCAGGTGCGGGATTTTGTAAACTATTGAATATTCTTTGTTTTGGTCCGTAAACATAATTTACCTTAATATCATTGGGAGGAGTTACTATGTTTTTTTGATTATCATATCTCTTGATAAGAACATCATTAAAAGCACCAACAAACTGCTCTAAAACTGTTTGGATTTCCCAATAAAACGTATAATTTTTCACTACATATATTTACATCTAAACTAATCTATCTAAAAAATGTTTAGGCAAATTTTGTTTTTCCCTCATTATAGCATCGACTATTACTGCATCTAATATATATGTTATCGAATAATCTCCAGATGATCTTGTGCATCTACCACACATCTGAATAAGCTTATTCAACATCTTCATTGTGTAATGTTTTGGATTTGCATCCATCATTTTTTTAATTCTTTTTGAACTCAATGGTAGATATGGTGATTTTAAAATTATTTGAAACCTACCTAAATCATCATCGAGACTAATCCCTGTATCTAAAGATGGACTAACTAAAACGGTAGGTTCATTTGTGTTTTTATGAACGTTTAACATTTCTTCATTTGTAGAAGAAATGTCTTTGAATAAAAACCTCGAATTGTTTCTTGTTTTAAATTGCAGTTTATTTGTAATAAAATTTGTGTGAGTATGAATGACTCCTTTTTCATTAGAATGTTTATCACACAAACTTACAGCAGCATCTAACACATGAGGCATGTTTT